GTATCAGCACCACCTACTGCACCACCACCTGTTGAATATGATATGGGTGCAGAGCCTGTAGTGACACTTACTTCTGATGTTAAGGCACTAAATACGTTGTTAGATGAAAAATGTCTAACTGCAACATAATAAGTTGTACTTGCTTTAACACCATTGATAGATTCTTTTGCTGTGCTTTTACCTACTATAAAAGAACCAATATAAGTACCTGACGTAGTTCCATAAAATACTTCTGTACCCTGAACAAGATCATCAGGATTATTAGTCCATGAAACATTAAGATCAAACCCTGTAATCTCTAATGTGGTTGCTACAGCTAAACTTGTAGGTGGAGATACTGCAAAACTACCTGTAGAAACGCTTGAGCCTTCGTCTAACGGGTTTGTATAACTACTAGATGCAAAGTTATATACAGAAGAATCAATCTCTTTTAGGCCTAGTCTTGTTGCTAAAACTGGGACACCATCTTGGTCTATAACTTCTAAATTTGTGCTTAAAACTTCAAATGTTTTGTTGGTATAGCCTAATCTTTCATTTGTTAGGTAAACCCAATCAAAGGGTTGTAATTGCATAAAAGCAATATTGCAACTTACAGATAAACTTGTTTTTTTTCGTGTATGCAATAAGGCTGTTCTTTGTAGCCTTTGTGCCATCGTAGTGGTATCTGTAAAAGGTAATTGTATTTCTAATGACTTTTTATAGTTAGCTGATGATTCACCACTAGGGGTGTCGTTTGCTAAAAGGGTGCTATCTTCATATAAAGGCGAATCTGTAGCTACATAGTTATTATTTGCATCAACATATACAGCTTTTACGCTGTTAAATGTTTCTCCACTTGATTGTGCTGTTTGTATGGTTATAGGTGCTAAAAGGTTATCATCTGTAATCGTCATATCAGGAGTTACATTCGCACCTGCAAACATAACAAATTTACCATCTATATAAGATAATTTACCTGCACAAGAACTTAATAAGCCTTCTATTACACCACCACCATCTGCTGACATATTAGTTATACCATTAGCTGTATATGCCATTTCTGTAAAGGTTAGCGTTGTATTATTAGATAAACTTACATTTGCAGTAAGGGTAAGTTGTAAGTTAGTTCTTTTTAGTACATATACATTGCCTGATATACCTGTACCTGTTACTTTTTGACCAACATCAATAAGGGTTACTGTATCTGCTATCGCAAGATCAACTATTCTAGAACTACTTACAGCACCACTTACAGTAGCTGTTGTAATAGGTTGATTACCTTCACAAGTATTAGCCGCAACTTGAAAACCACCTAAGGCTGTAGTGTCATTGACTTCACTAGATGTAGCTTTAAGACCATAGGTTGTATCGGTTATATAATCTCTTACACATAGAGCAGGATTGTCTGACCAAGCTGTAGAGCTATCTCTTGGGTCAAAAACCTTTTTACCTTTAACTACAAAGGACATAGGTGGAATACCACCACCAAAGGCTTCTGAATCAAAGACCATTTCAACAAATACATAAGATATGCCTATAAATTTATCTGTATTACCTAAAGATGTATTAGAAATAACATTATTATTTGCTGTAGTTTGTGAGCCATCCAAAAATACATATCTAAGTAAAGAATTCTGTACACTGAATTTATTATCGTTGTCACTATTAGTGTATTTATTATTTGTAGCGTACTCAAAACCACCATTTGATGTTGTAGTTAGAACTTCATCATTTATTAAAACTTCTTCTAAACTTTCTACTTCGTGACCTGCTAATACAACAATCATTGATAATTTATATTTATCCGTACCCGAAGTCTCTATATGAGTTATTGTTCCACCAACCCTAGCTTTACCATATATTATTCGTCTAGGAGCTGTAGCTGTTCTAGTGGCTACTTTTGTACCAAAGTTTTCACTTGTAGCGTCTACACCTTTTGAAACTAATCCACCAATAAGCGTTGTTAGAGCAGACATTGCTGCCATTTCCATTGCTGTCATGCCAAATAATGTTGCCGCACCTGTACCAAAAATAGCACCACCTGTTCCAAATATAGCAACAGCACCTGACATAACAGCTAATGTGACTACAAATATTGTTGCTGCTGCTTTTACTGCCTTAGACATTAGATACTCTCCATACAGATATTATGTCAACATTTTGCTTACAAGCTAACTTATCATCAGTAGGTGTTATAACTTTACAACCGTCTGTAATACCTACTAATTCTGTTTCTTCTTTATATACCACAAGATCACCTTTTTGCATGAATGCTTTGTCTATTTTTTGTACACCTTTTGCTTTACATGCCTTAGATATACTTTTGGCTAATGTCCCACCATATTCTTTAATAGATTCTATGGCTTCTTCTTCATTAGTCCATGAAAGCTCTTTTGGTATTAAATCTTCTCCTGTAATAGCTTTTATACAAGCATTAGAAAACTTACAGCAGTCCCATGTTCCCCATTCAAAACCTTTAAACATATTAGCTTCAATAAATTCGTCAAATAATATTTGCCAATCTGTTTTTTTTACTATCATTATCTTATTTTTGTTGGTGGCTTATCACTACCACTACCACTATTACCACCCATTCCACCTGAGTTAGATGATGATCTACCCCATATAATTTCTTTATCTTGTAAAGATTGCACTCTATCAAAGCAAGTATCGCCATCGCTTATAAATTGTTGTGATTCTTTGGTATATCTAAGGTTAGATGGTCTTTGTAAGTCTATAAGCCTATTTTCTGCATCTACACTAATTGTAGAGCCATTAGGGTCATCATTAATAGTCATTGATTGCATACGCCCTTTAAATAGCGTCATAGTCCCTGCAACGGTGTCTGTACCTCCTGAAAGGTAGCCAAGATATACAGTTATAAATCTATTTTGATAGTTTTCGGTGAGTGCTAAATCTAATACTGTAGCATCCATACCTGCTAGTGAAACAGATAAACCACTTGATTTTAATTCTAGGGTATCTTCTATATTTGATATACTTAAAAGAGTACCTGCACCAGTATAAGTATTACCATCAATAGAAATATCATAATCACCACTCCATACATATAAAGTATCTGTATCAAATTCAGCTTTAACTGCTAAAAATAGAACTTGGTGATCAGCTTGTAGATATTTGACGATATCACTATCTATACCACCTCTATTTGACATTTAAACTACCTCAATACATGAAAAAGACATTCCATAGTTAGATATATTGTCTGCATCCCAATCTACATCTTTAGTTGTTAATCTAAACATACCTTTTGGTGATGCAAACCTTACAAGATGATTCTCTGTAATAGCAGTTCTTAACTTAGGCTGTATTTTGACTCCATAAGTGTCTACACCACTTATTACATTAAGTGTCGCATCTTCTGTGACCATTACATATTGCACAGGATTAGCACCTGTTGTAGAACTAGCTGTAATTTGTAAGTAATCACCTTTTTTAATAGTACCTGTAGCACTATTACTACTTGACGCTAAATTTAAACCTGTAGAACCCTTTTGATTAGATTTGATTGTACATGCAGGTCTATCTGCATCAGTAGTAAGGTTTATTGTATTTTCAGGTTGAACTGTAATGGTATATGAATTTGCTTTAGCAATTATCTTATGTGTTCCATTATTTTCAGGATATTGTGAACCTGTTACAGAAATAAAATCACCAACTAAAGCATTTGCAAAAGGCGTTGTGTTGCTAGGTGCTGTTATAGTATTTGCTGATGAAAAATCTAATTCTATATTTGCTGTTTGATTGATTCTGTTTTTTGCTTTTAAATCATCTGCATTGTATGTGCCTTGATTTAGTAAGGCATCAGGGTCTGAAAATTTAAACTGATTTACCATCCCATTACACTCTAAAAGAAAAGATTGCCAATTTTTAGCTACGTCTCTTCTCATAGGTGGAAGGCTTACAACTGCTTCCCAAAATACACCGTCATATTCTTGTGTTCTTATCTTACCTGTATATGGAGAAGCTACAGTTCCTATAGTTCTTACTAATTTAAAGTTACTTCTAACAAAGTTAGGAGTGTTTGGCATTGTTACTAATTTACCCACCGACTAGACTCCTTCTAAAGTTACCACCACGCATTGCTGACTCTTGTACTGCCGCTTTAGTTACATCTGCTATCTGTGGCATCATCTTTGTAACCTCTGCCCTTACAGTAGGTACTATGCCTGTTGCAAAATTAACTGTTTGATATATGTTTACTGGTGTACCTCCACCCATAGCATTTTTGGTATTCATATTATTCATAATAGTACCACCAGTATTAGGTACAAATATTTCAGGACCTCTTTCACCAACTAAAGTAGGCGTACCACCTTGTATAGTTCCACCACCTGCAAAGTTTCCTATCCCACCACCACCTTTGTTTTTTCCTACACCACCTTTAGGTGTTGACATACCAAACGAACCCAATATTGCATCTACTATAGGTTGTATAACCATAAGTTCCATAAATGCTGATATAACTGCTTGTACTACGTTTTGTGCAAAACTTTTAAATGATTCTAAAGCATTTTCACCGTTAAGTAGTGCATCTGTAAGATCATCAGAAAAGCTTGATGCTAGTCCTTCTACTTCAGAGCCTATTTGTGCAAGAGCTTGACCGTATGGACCTGTGGTTTCTAAAAATTCTCTTAATTGTGCCGTTGCTTGTTCTTGCGTTATTACTCCATTAGCAATAGCTTCATTTAAAGAGTTATATACAGTTTCTAAATTTTGTATATCACCTGCAGAAGATGTTAAAACTTTGTTTAAATCTTTGCCTAGTTTAGTTTTTAAATCTTCAGTTGGGTCTAGCACATTGTCTGTAATTTCTTTCATAAATTCATCAATACTTTCTACACCCAATAAAGCGAAAACAAATGCTTTTCTTCTTTTTTCCACCTCTCCTTCATTTATTTGAAAAAACTTTTCTCCAAATCTTTCTACCATACGACCAATAGTTGGGTCATCAGCTTCAATAGCACTTGCTATGTCTAATCTCAATTGTGACTCTACAGTTTTAGATACTATTTTTTTTAATCTTGCGAAATCTTTATCTATTAAATCATTAACACTAGACCTAGTTTTTTCAACTTGTTTTCTTAATTCTACAAATAGTTTGTAATCCTTTTGTTCATCACTAGTTAAAAAAGCTCTAAAGTCACCGCCAGTTTTTAATAATTCAGATATTGATTTATCTAACTCATCTAAATCACCTGCTCCACCTCTTACAGCTTTCTTAAAAGAATCAAAATCAGTAATAGTTCCATTCATAAAACCATTAAAAACAGCAACTATACTTGTAACATCTGTTAATGCTCTAAATACAATAAATAAGCTATCTGCAAGTTCTACAACTGCTGTTACACAATTTGTTAATGCACCGATAAGTGAACCTAGAATTTCACCTAATGGTCTTAATGTTTCAATTAAACTACCTGTGGCTTTTGCTAAATCTATAAAAGATTGTCGCATTCCAATACCACCTTTACCATCTCCCATTGATACTGCAAATTCTGATACTTGGTCATTAAGGTTAGAAATAGCACCTGATAAAGTGTTAAATCTTTCTTCTATAGCTGTAGGAAACTTTTCTCTACCAATTGATCTTAAATATTCAACAATAGCATCACCTGATCTTTCAATAGTTTTAGTTGTACCATCAAATGTTACTGTTATTTGATCACCCTGTTGTCTAGCTATAACACCAAACTGTTTAAGCATCTCCATCTCACCAGTAGTGGCATTAAATGCCGCTTGTGCTAATTGCGTAATGCTTTTACCCATACCTGCGGCAAAATTACCAAAATCCATCAATGCATCACTTGTTGGTACAATACCTGCTTGTTTAAGTGTGATGAATGCTCTTGCTACCTCTTCTATTTGAAAGGTAGTTGATGATGTAAATGATCTTATAAGTTCAAATGATTTTTCTGCAGCTTCTGCACTTCCTGTAACTGCTCTTAATGTAGCTTCTAAGTCTTCAAAGGTTCTATTTATTTCAACTACTTTTCCCAGAATTTGTGTTGCACCTATCGCTATTAGTGCTTTTTTCATTTTACCAAAAGCATCATTAGCACCTTTGGTTTTTTTCTTAGTTTTGTCTAATTGTTTGTGTACTTTGTTTAATTCTTTTCTAAGTTGCTTAGTATCTGCTTCAATTTGAACTATAAGTTTATCAATAGGATTAGCCATCAGGGTATAACTCCATTAATTCGCTAAGACGATCACTGGTCATAGGCACATCTTTATCTTCTGAACCACCGTTAAATTCTTGAAAACCATCTATAGCCATATAGACTTCTTTTGGGCTAGATTGCCAAAAATCATTAGGAGACATACCCATCATGCCAACACAAATTGAAAAAAAGCGTCTGATGGGTAGGAAATCACTAGTTAATCCCCCTGTTCTTGCTTTCCCTCGTCTGTTTCTTCCTGTGAATCATCAGTTAGAGATAATGCAAGTAAGTTAGCAACTGCGGCTGTTGCTTTTACTATACCTGCATCTTGTACAATTTTTATTATGTCTTTTTGTTGTAGGTCGTTTCCACCACCTCTTAAAGCGGGTAATAATACAGATATAATCTGTGATAGCCTTATATCACCTTCTGCCAT